CAGGTGTATAGAATACTCCACGCTCTTCACGAAGACGAGCACCAGATACACGACCCTTATAGGTGGTTAGCTCAGTCTTCTGATCCTTAAGGATAGCCAAGCTAGTTGAAGGTAGAGATGTTCTCTTACCATTTGCATCGATTACGGTTACGTAGTCACCATAGTCAAAGATGTCATCGCTCTGAGCAGGGCTAGCAGTGTTTACTTTCTGCTTACCAATTACGCGAACAATTGACTTTTCCTTGATGTTGTTTTCGTATTCAACAACCTGACCGACCTCAAGTGAGGTAACCTTATCCTTCGATGACCAAGGGACTGCTCGGTTCTCTGGAGTATCTAGAAGGTTCTGCTGCACAGCCTTAGACGCCATGGTCACGGCCATACCGAAGCTTCTCTTGTCTTCCTCTGGGAAACGCTCGGCGAACAACTCTCTAATAGCTGTTCTAGCTTCTTCATGGGTCTGCTCGTCTACAGGTAGACGCCCGAATACTGCACGAAGTCGAGCTTCTAGAGCTTCTCGATCTTTGTTTTGGTAAGCCTCGAATGTGCTAGGAACTTCCTGCTCTAGGAGTGTTCCATTAACCGGATTGATTCGCTGGGCATACCCGGTAGAGTAGTACTTTGCGCTTTCGGTGATAGTCTTGGTTCTACCCTGATACTTGAAGTATAGGGAACGCTCTAGAACGTCGTTAGCGTGAACAGCTGTGTCGAAAGTTGGGCTGTACTTACGAGTCTCTTTACCGGTGAGAATATCAGCAAGAACTTCTGGACCGTTAGTCTTTCCAATTAGAGACTGAACGGAGTCACGAGCATCCTTGTGTAGAAGTGTCTGCTCTTCGCCAGTGTCCAAGTCCTTAAAGTGGAACATGTAAGCGATCTTCTTTTCACCAGTAATGGCTGCACGGATCTCCCACTCGATGTTCTTACCGTTCTCGCTAGAAGTCTCGCGCATTAGAACTAGCTGACCTCTGTCGTTGAACTTAGAGTTCTTATAGGTATCAGCCAAGAAGTTAAGCATCGCGTTAGGGTCACGAGGTTGACGGACCTTACCCTTAGCGTCGGTCTCTAGAGCAGATTCACCATTCTCGTTCACAAGAGGGTCTAGCTTGGTCTTGCGCAAGGCCTCTAGCTCTTCAGGGGTAAATTCCTGACGCTTAATGGTCTTGCCATCATCGGCACGGCGCTTAGCAGCACCAATTTTCTGAGGCTTAGCTGGAGTTGCAGGCGCTTCGGCAGCTGGAACTTCTGGCACTTCAGGGGTCTCTGGGGCGGCCGGTGCGTTTGGAGTAGCCTCGGGAGCGTTCGTCTCTGGGGCTGTAGGAATCTCGGCCTTAGGGGCTGGCTTTGCTGGCTTAGGTAGGCCCTTTTTGCCTTTCACGACAGAGTATTCCTTCTTAGGGTCAATAGGGAATAGTCGTGTAGGCACCTGCTTGCTAGGGTCCCTTGGATCCTGCATCGGCCTAGTTACTGGGCGACCATCAGCGGTGAGAAGCTTCATGGTTTTAGCTTCGAAGTCAATGTCTTCGATAGTGTAATCGTTTCCGTCATTAGCACGAATAACGTTTCCACGGTCAAGGCTGAATCCCTTAACCTTTTTAATGTCAGAGTCTGCTTCTATCTTCTGGATAAGAGCGTCTAGAGTCTCTTCGGTGTCACCATTGTAGGCAATATCGGCAATAACTTCTGCGATCGGGTCTCTAGATACAAGTAAATCTTCAATAGGCTCGGCAGGCTGCTCTGTCTCGGTTGCGTCTGCACCCTTTGCTTCTTCAGCTTCTACAGATTTGCGGTAGGACGCCTGCTCTTTTGCCTCGGGAGCATCGATGCCCTCATTGATGAGTCGGATGTCCTCATCGGTGATATCGGCTCTCTCTAGTTGATCAAGAGTTGGAAGAGTTGCTTCCTGCTCCTTGCTGATCTGAGGCTTGTTCTCGATGCCCTGCTTTTTTAGTACTTCGTCAGGGATGATAGCGTCTGCAATTCGAACGTTAGCCGTGTTAGCACCATAGATACCATCGGCTACGCCTTCAGAGTCTTTGCCCTGGATTAGAACACGAACACCATCAGGGGTACCAGTAGAACCTACAGCTCTTCCGGTTACGCTAGCTGTCTCGCCACGCTTGTTCTTGAAGAACATACGGAGCTCAGCGCCCATCTCGATCCACTGACCGGCATCTTCACCGAATTTTTCACGTGGCTGGACTCGCCAGAAACCCTTGTTAGCGCCATCATTGAACCCAATAGATGCTACTAGTGAATTTAGGCGCTTGTGCAGCTCGTTAGGCATGGATATCCTCTACAGATAATAATAAAATCTAAGTAAAATTTTACCCTATTAAAATTTAGTCGACTTGTTGGTAGCGCTGAACCGCAGCTTTTAGCTGGTTCGTTGTGGCCTCAGAGAGGCTTCCGCTGGAGATTAGAACCTTAAGTCTGGTGCTTGAGTGCAAAGAATCTACATAATCAGACTCGTTGCTAAAAGCGTTGATAAGTATCTGACGACCAGAGTTATCTAGCTCTGGAGCACCTGAAACCCAAAGCAGGGATGCAACTAGAGAGGCCTCGGTATCTGGGTGGCCCTCAGAGAGCAAGTCAGCATACATTGAAAAATCTTCGCCGTCGGCTACAAGCCCGGTAGTTGCATATTCAGCAAAAGTGTGGAGTTCCCACATAATTGCAGAGTGAGTATCTTCGCACGATGAAAGGTAGCTGTACTTATCGCAAGCCTTTCTGGCTACCTCGTAGGCAGCTTCCTTGCTTACATGGCGTGATATACCAAAAGACGAGTTAATATCATCAATCAGATAGTTAATGGTTGCAGATGACGGTACACAGTTTGGAACTCTATTACCGTTCTTCTCTTTCATACCAACCTGGACATACCCATCCCAGCAAGGATCGTCTGCGTCTTTTTCAAGGGCAGCTTCGGTCTCTTCTTCTACCTCTGGAGCAAGGATCTCTTCCTCATTTAGGATTTCCTCTGGAGCCGCGGCCCCTCCAGTTGCTAGTAGTACTTTTTCTACGTATTCCATATTAGCGAACCCCTAAAAATGCCTTAATCTGCCAAATCCACTTAGAGTACATGTCCATGCGTGCAGCTAGGAAGTCCATAAGACCCTGAAGGTCGCAGGCCTGAGCAGCGCGGAATGCTTCGTTGTGGCACGCATACAAGTGCTCCATAACGCGCAATGCTGACTGAAGTAGGAACTGACTTGAGGTGCCGTCCTGGCGCTCTTCCTTGATACATGACATCTCTAAGAAGTCTGTAAGCAAGTACGGAGCTGGAAAGCCAACCTTAAGGATGTTCTCTGCTAGTTCGTCAACCGAACCATCTACATCTTCATATAAAGTTCTGAAGAATTCGTGGTACTCGCCGAAGTCTGGTCCCATTACGTTCCAGTGGTATCCGTGAAGGATAAACTTTGCGGTAACTACATCAGATAGCACTACTGCTAGCTTCTGGGCTACATCCATTTTGCTGTTTTCCATATTATGCCTCTGGCTCTGCTAGTCCTGTAGCCGGTGCTTCAGGTGCGGGAGCGGCCTCTGGAGATCCGCCCTGTAGTAGTTGGTCGATGTCTGCTGGAATCTCTGCTCCACTCTGCTGCATGTTCTGTGCGCGAATTTTTCCCATAAGTTCTGGAGCAACAGCACCGAGCATAGATTCAGTTAGCTCTGGGCTAACCATTCCCTTGCTCATGATGAGTCGCAGCGCGTATTCTGTAGGATCTGGAGCGTCAGTTTCCGAGAAACCGTGGGCACGACGCCATGCGTCGTACGATACGGCCATCTTGTCAAAGCCCATGTCGGCGTCGGCTGCACGGTCATTACGAGTAGCAACTAGAGATGGGTCGTACCAGATGCAGACGTTCTTCACTTCTTGCTCAGAGTATCCGTTTGCAACTAGGTATGGGCGCAAGTACATAACCGTCAGTGCGTCAACGATAAGTAGCATCAGAGGCTCGATGTGGGCCTTGTAGAGGCTTTCATCGATCTGAAGAGCGTTAGAGTACTTAACGTTAGCTAGACCCGTCACGATGTCTTTAGGGACGTCTAGACCCTGCATGATGCGCTCTAGCACGCGGTCAGCACGCTGAGCAAGGGCTGGGTCGAATGAACGCTCGAACTTGAACTGCTTAATCTTGTCACCAAGTTCTGCAGGACCACGAATGATTAGCGGAACAACGGCGCTCGCAGAGTCCTCGTCCTTAATCGGAGTGGTCATCGCATCGATAAGCTGGTCTTCGAAGTCGTCAGCAGCCTCTTCTGGGTTGTACTGCTGGTTGTATTCGCCATCTTCATCGTATGGGTAGTCTGGGTCCGGAGACGCAGCTACTGAAAGACCATCTGGCAAGTAAAGAGCACCAGCGTTTAGGCGTGAACGTGCAGTGGCACGGAAGGTGCGGTTTAGGAGTAGAAGCTCTGCGCATAGGTCTAGTAGACCGCGAAGTGACGAGTCGGCCTCTTGAGTGTAGCGAGGGTGTGATCGCCAAATACGACCAACGAAAGCTTTGTTTGGCAGAAGGATTGCTTCTTTGTTGCCCTGAGACATCATTCCGCCACCGCCAACATCGCGACGAGGGTTGATGATGTAGTTGCCCTTTTGGTCAATCTGAAGTTCGTCAACAGAGCGAACATCCCATGACTCTGGTAGACCAGAACCGATGCGCTCAGGGATCTGAACTAGGTAACACTCGCCAGTAACCTGCAAGTTGAGAGCCGCATCCTTGAGCAGTCCGGCTTGACCGCCGAAAGCTGAGCTTAGTCGATCTAGAGCACGCTCTGCAGCAGCTGCTAGACGCTCATCAACCTTAGGTACATCGTCAATCGGAGCAGGTGCTTCATTTGGGTTATTGATTGCAGCGGCGTAAAGTCGAATTCTAGAGACGACAGACGCGACTAGATTGAAAGCGTACTTAATTTCACCAATAGAGTCGTAGTATTCCCATGCTTCGCTCTGCCATGAGGTAGATGCAGACTGGCGACGAGCTTTAAATAGTTCGGCTTCGCCCTTGTCCTGAAGATTTACCTGCGCAGCTGCTGCGGTCATAGGCCGTGGTGTGTTAAAGACCTGAGGCTCGGCATAGACAATTCCGAAAGAGTCAACTGAAATACCAGGAGCTACACGGGTAGCATTCTTTGGAGCTGAAGCGCGTACACCAGATCTAGTGTCTCTAGATTTTGCGCTTTCTTTTTTGAAAATACCCAAGATCAGGCTCCTATGTTTATCGCTCGACGCGAGTTGCTATTATCCCGATTATAGCGGAAATAGCCAAGACTAATGATACCACAAAAGTAAAATCGGGTAGCAGGTAGGCAAAGAATACAGTGAAAAGTGCCACCCAAAAGCCCGTGCACCAGTAGCAAGTGAAGAGATATCCGATCTTCGTGCTTGGTGGGAATCTCTTCCAGACCGCATTACGTACTGGTTCGAACAATGTGTCAGCAACTATAAAGTGGGTAACCCTATACGCGGCTAAGCACAATATGATGAATGAAACTAAACTAAAATCCATTTTTTCCTATCAGACTGTTAAGGTTTTATATGGATTCCAACCACGCAGTCGTGATCCGCAGCCGCATCCAGTATCTTTCTTGAATGCTAGCATTTTTCCTGACGCTGTGACAACAAAAGAATCTTTAGTTGGCTCCGTAGATGGTATAAACGTTTCGTATGTCTCTCGAAATACGATCTCGGGGCCAGCATTTCCGTCTTTTGCCACCACAATCTGGGTGTCGGTGATGATTACTCGGGTAATCTCTAGATAATTAGAGCCTGGAGTAGGTTCAAAGCTGCGCATAGTGGTCACATCTTCCACTTTTCCAGGTCCGATAGCAGCTAAATGGCAAGGAAAGCGATCAAGTACAATTTTCATTATTTAACCCTAAAAATACGTCCAGCAGGACGATTATTTGGGTTTGATACTCCCAATTTACGGTCTGCGAAGCTCTTTGCGCGGATTTTTCCACCTGAAAATCCTGGAGGTGGCTTAATTAGGAGTGCAGTTAGCGCGTGAACAAGTGCATCGACGCGGTCAGGTGACTTAGATGAGCTTTCCGGAATCCAAGAGTACATCTGAGACTCTAAATCTTGCAAGTAGCCGACGTGGTGAACACGTCCCTGCTCGTATGCGAGCACAATTGGCTCTGCACGGAGCTGTTTTCCGTACTTTGAGTGTACTTCAAGCACTTTAATGCTCGGATCAATCGAAAGAATAGCATTTTTAACCAAAGCGCCACCCTGATTGACTTCAGCAACTACTGGGCAGCCCCATTTGCGAGCCATTTCAACAACTTTTCTCGCCCATGTGTCAGGAGAGCCGTGAACTGACGCATCTTCGAGGACCCAGGCGTTGCGCTTATACAGATCATGCTCTGCCGTAGAAGCTACAACAACAATTCCACATTCGTCGCGAGGGTTTTCGGCGACAGAAGGGTCAACACCGATCACACGAAGCGGAGTAGAGAATGGGTAGATAGCTTCGCGAGCTGATTCGACCATCTCTTCGCTCCATAGAGCGCCTTCGACGTCATCCAACATCTCACCATAGAGTTCCTGGCGAGCAAGTGATGTACCTTCGTAAACGCCAGTAATAGTGTCCAAGTAGGCCTGAGAGAGGTTACCTGCGTTATCTAGAGTCGAACCGCGAGTTACTCTAACGTTTGACGGTCTACCGTCAGCTCTATCAGTTCTAGACTCTTCAATAAGTTTGTAGAGAAGCGGAACACGCTTCGGGGTAGTGGTAACTACCATCTGAGGGTTAGCACCAAGACGAGTACCAACTCGCAAGTTGTCGAACGCGGTCATACCTGCGGCATCCGGAGTCTGACGCCAAGCTGCAATCTCATCGCCCCATGCGTGAGTGAACTGAGGACCACGAAGCGAGTCAGGCTCATCCGCGGTAAAGAGTGTGGCGGTATTTCCGTTAGGCCAAGTTAGACGACGCTTCGAAGGCTCATACAGGGGTTTCTCGGAAGGAGGGGAAACGTTGATGATTCCCGACTCGCCTTCAACGATAACGTCACGCACGTCAGCTGCGGTACGAGCAACAAGTGCAAAACGGCGTTGGCCAGTAGTGGTGTACTTCGCTTGTTCGCGTACCCATTCAGAAGCTAAACGGGTTTTACCGAAACCACGGCCAGCTAAAACTAGCCAAACGTTCCAGTCAATTCCAGGCGGGCAGAACTGTTCAGGTCTGCCCCAGACGGACCAGTCCCAAACCAGTGCTTCTGGATCCATGCCAGCAAGTATCTCATATCGCTCCTGATCTGGAAGCGACGAGATTTGTTCCATGATGCTTTTACCCATTGTTTTATCTTACCCTAAAAGAAAACCCCCCGCTTGCGCAGGGGGTTCTTTTTGTAGATCTTAGCTTGTGGTGAAAGTAGCAAGGATGTAGTAGTCAGTACCGCCGGTGATTCCGTTGCTTGCGCATGAACCCCAGTACATGTCGTTCTTACCGCCAGTGGTCTTTACGCAAACGGTCTGCTTACCGTAAGGAGCTAGAGATGGTTCAATGTCAACTCGACGGCCAGTTCCAAACTTTAGCTTGTGCCCGTCTTCGAAGTGGATGTCTCGCTTTGGAGAGATGTCGCCAGTGTCGGTAGCTGCACCAAGCTCGATGTCGGTAGAGGCTGTAGAACCGAGAATCTTTTTGACAGAGAGTGTCTTGGTGGCATCAACTACAGTATTTCTCTTTAGCACGAGGTTAGCTGAAGATGATGTCTGACCGATTTCGATAGCGGTTGATCCAGAGGTTGACTCGATGTTGTTGTCAACAAACTTTAGCTGACCAACCTGAAGCTGGTTAGCGCCGTCAATCTGAAGAACACCGTCAGAAACTGTTAGTCCAGCGTCATCGCCAGTCACGTCATCGGTGATGTAGATAGTTCCAGGGCCAACGTGGATTTCTGAGAAACGCTTTTCGGCTGTACCTAGAGAGCGAGCGTTGTCAGTGTCTGGGACAATGTTGGTGGTTACGTTTAGGAAGTCAGCATCAGCGCCCTTAAGGGTTCCAGAGTTGACCCACTCGTTGGTGTGGTTGTTCCATGCGTACAGGTCGCCGTCAACTATGTGAAGGTCGCCCGGCTCGCCGGTTGGGTGCTCATCGATGAAGTCCTCGTAGGTGTCGTGAGCGTCAAGGATCTGAAGGGTTAGGCCGTCAGATACGGTGACGTAGCGGTTCTGCTCGGAGATCGAGCCTTTGTAGATTCCGCCGTCAATTTTTACAATGATGTCTTCGTCTGGCGAGACAATCTGGTCTGTAATTACTTTATATTCAGAACTTGAATTAGATGCCATTTTGTTGCCTATGTTCCTAGATTTACGTCTCCCAGAGAAATTATACCAGTAAAGGTAGAGAGTAATTGCTAATAGTTAGTAGCCTAAAGATATTCTTTATCTGATAAAAACTTTACTTTCTCCAAGTCCGAGTAGGGGCGAAGATCAACTTTTTCGTAATCAACACCGAAGGCGTTCTGGAAGTGTATATATGTCCAGTCAAAGTCGGGTATTAGCATAAGTTCAATAAGTTTGGTGCCTGAATTACTTAAATACAAGTTGACTAGCCCGGCTCCAGTAGGGCCTGCGACATGGGAGGCAGACATAAATAGAGTTATCTCCTCTTCGTAGGTCATATCTTCTAGGCAAACTATTTCGTAGCCTCTTGACTCGAAGAAATCCCAGAGAAACTCGTCTTGGTAATATCTAGTTCTAACTAAATGCTCGTGATCCGGATCGTCAATTAATTGCTTTAAACGAGCGTTCACGTCTTTTCTGGTTATAAATATTTTCTTAGCAGCAATGTCGTCTGCATGACCGAAGCTTCTGACTTTCTCAGCTAGAATTCTTATCCCGGTTAGAGCGTAGTCGACCTCGTGAGGCCACTCCGAAGAGCTCCACTCGGAGAACCCCGGGTTGCCTGGTATAAAAGCAGGGTAGAGTCCATGCTCCGAGAAGAGTTCTCCATCTGCGTAGATATCGCAGGTAGTCATGCCGGCGTAAACGGTATCGAAGATAACGCCTTGGTCGCGGGTAAGTGTCACGTCCTGAGGGTACAGCTCAAGAAAAAATGGCAGGTAAGAGGCCTTGTCAATGACTTCTTGGTGCAGTTTCTTGGTGTCAGAGTTTACTGCTCCATGGATATCAAAAAGTCTTAAAGTTAGATCAGGTATTTGCGCCTTTAGCCCCTCAAAGTTGGCTAAATCTTCGTGAATGAAATGCCAGTAGTGAAGATTGTAGGTTGCAAGATAGGAGCTACCCTCGATTCGAACATAGTCGTCAGAAGGCACGGACCACTTTAGGTCAGTTATCTTGTAGAGCTGGTCAGTGACCTTTTCTATGGAGCCTGCACTCCAGCTCATAGATTAGTCTGCCCACTTGCTCTGAAGACCGTCAAAAATATTCTTCATGTGATCGAAAGCTAAGATAGCTTCGTCAATGAATTTCTGGTGGTCTTTTTCTCCGATTAAAGTGTCTAGATTCTCTCTATAGGTCTCTTTGTAGCGAACGCGGTCACCAATATCATCGAAGTCGTAGAAAGACAAAAAGTTTGGTGGGATCGAAAGGTTCCTAGCTACAAGGGCTCCGATTGCTTGACCGCCAGATAGATCGCCTAGGTAGCGGACGTAGTGGTGCGCAAGAATACGTACTTCATCCTTTTGCTGAATCAGCTCTTTGAGATGAGCTACGTAAGAAATTGTCTCATTGCAAACAACTCGGGTGCCAATGTATTCAAGGTCTGCAATGATGCGTTCAAATCGGTCAAGACGGCGGTCAAAGAATGGGAGGTTACCTTCCCACTTTTCAATGGCTTCATAGATTGGAGCAAGCTGAGCTAGATAATCAAAGTATGCCTCTGATGGTAAATCACCCTTCATCAGAGCTGCCATAAATGGACTACGCTCAGCGGCAACGTGTGCGTCTTTAGACGCTTCACGAACTAGCTGAGAGAGCATTAGGTAATCCTTACTGGTTGGGGAGGGTTTAAATTCTAACATAAATAAAAAGACGCGGGCCCGATCGAGTACTCCCGATCCAAAGCCCGCGCCTCTCTTATCTAGTTTACTTGAAGTTATCCAGCTGGGTGAGCTTGTACCAAACCCACATGAAGTCCTCAGCAAACTTCTTAAGTGCATCGTCAGAAGCGTAAACCTCGGCGAGTGCACGTAGAACCGAGTTAGATGCGAAGACTAGGTCTGCGCGGGTAGCAGTCCACTTACGCTCTCCGTTGAAGTAGGAGTGCGAGCCATAGACGCCCTTCTGTCCAGCCTTCGGAGCCCAAGCAATGTTGATATCCAAAAGGTTACGGAAGTAGGAGTTATCTAGAACGCCTGGAGTCTCTGTCAGAACACCGTGCTTGGTGTCACCGTGAGTTACACCTAGAACACGTAGACCACCAACAAGAACTGTCATGTCTGGAGGAGTCAAGCCAAGTAGGGCTGCCTTCTCTAGAAGTAGACGCTCTGCGATGTCTTCGGTTCCTTCAGGAATCCAGTTAGTGAATCCGTCAGCTAGAGGCTTCAGGTGGTTGAATGACTCGACGTCAGTCCACTCCTGAGTAGTGTCAGTGCGCCAGTTGCGGAACGGGATCTGCTCGGAGTGGCCAGCCAAGGATGCGGCACGTTCAATTGCAACGTTAGCTCCAAGGATGATCAAATCAGACTTAGTCAAGTTGATGTGATTAGACAACTGCATTGACTGTAGTAGCTCTACAACGTCACGAATCTCTTCGGCGTTGTTTGACTCCCAGCTGATCTGTGGCTCTAGTAGAACGCGAGCGCCATTAGCACCACCGCGCTTATCAGAGTTACGGAAGCTAGAAATAGCAGACCACGCAGTGCGGATTAGCTTAGGTGCCAGCTCTGGGTTGATGTCAATCGCACGCAAGATTTCTGCCTTCAGCAAGTAAAGCTGTGGAGCAGAGATTGGTGACACTGATGACTCTCCAATAACTGGGTCCTGCCAAATTAGATCTTCGATAGGAGCTTCCGAACCAACGTAACGAGCGCGAGGGCCCATGTCACGATGGGTCAGCTTAAACCAGGCACGTGCGAAGACGTCGGTGAAGTAGTCGAAGTCTGCAAGGAACTTCTTGCAAATCTCGTCGTACTTTTCATCGCCGAAACGTAGAGCCAGGTCTGTGGTGAGCATGCGAATCTCCACAAACTCGTCCTTGTGAGCGTGAGGAGCTAGGTGCACCTCGTCTGCTACTGGACGCCACTGCTTTGCACCAGCTGGAGACTCTTCGAGCTCCCACTTGTCGTAGCCGTAGATCATCTCTAGGTAGCCGTTGTCCCACTTAGTTGGGTTCGGGGTCCAAGTAACTTCTAGACCAGAAGAGATTGTATCTTCTGAGTGGCCCTTGCCCTGTGAGTTGGCCCAGCCGAGGTTCGCCTGGTGAATCTCTCCACCTTCTGGTTCAACGCCAACCTGCGAAGCATCGCCAGCACCATGAGTCTTACCGAAAGCGTGACCACCTGCGATAAGCGCAACGGTTTCTTCGTCGTTCATGGCCATGCGCTTGAAGGTTTCGCGGATGTCTGCAGCAGCTAGCTTGAAGTCTGGGTTACCATCTGGACCTTCAGGGTTTACGTAAATAAGACCCATCTGAACCGCAGCTAGTGGACCCTCTAGAGTTTCAGCAGCGCGTGACTCGTCGTAACGCTTGTTAGTTAGCCACTCGGTTTCTGAGCCCCAGTAGGTGTTGTCTGGCTCCCAAACGTCTTCGCGTCCGCCAGAGAATCCGAAGGTAGGGAATCCCATGTCTTCGAGTGCAACGTTACCTGCAAGGATCATTAGGTCTGCCCACGAAATCTTCTTGCCATACTTCTGCTTGATTGGCCAAAGTAGGCGACGAGCCTTGTCAAGGTTTACGTTGTCAGGCCATGAGTTTAGAGGCGCAAAGCGCTGAAGGCCCTGACCCGCACCGCCACGACCGTCGCTAGTACGGTAAGTACCAGCTGAGTGCCAAGCCATGCGAATAAAGAATGGACCGTAGTGACCGTAGTCTGCTGGCCACATCGGGTGAGAGGTCTTCATAACCTCGGTGATGTCTGCCTTAACTGCTGCCAAGTCTAGAGACTCGAATTCTTCGGCGTAGTCAAACATATCCGTGTAGAATGGGTCGCTCTTTGGTGAGTTGTGGGTCAGTGCATCGGTAGTTAGCTGGTTTGGCCACCACTTAGTTGTGTTGCTGGTGCCGGTCACGTTAGACGCCCCGTGCGGAACTGGGCATTTTGCCTCGTCTGTCATTTATACCTCTCCTGAGTTTGATTTGTTCATAGCTGTGCACACAATACGTGCAATTTTGTCGGCAAACATTAGCTGTTGCTCTTCTACCGAGTTAAACACTCCGCCTACCGTTGCAAATTCCAAAACCTTTGCACTTCCAGAAAGAATTTCATTAACGCGAGCAGCAACAAGCATTGCAAAACGCTCCTGCTGTAGTTCAACGTTATATTGATCAATCAGTTCTTGCATTAAATCTCCTTAGCTAGTCGGTTGTCTTTTAGAATCGGCTGGTAAACCTTAGACTTTGCAGTCTTCGGCTGAATGTAGCCATAGCGAGCCAAACGGAAGCGAATCGCACCGTGAGTAATACCTAAACGCTTAGCCAAACGGTAAAGGGTAACTCCTTCAACAGTTCGAGCGTGGTTAAGTAGCTCTGTGTACTCTTCAGCTTCTGCGCGGTACTTAGTTCCATTGGCACGAACCTGCTGAGCGTACGGCTGAAGTTCTAGAAGGCGCTTCAATGTTTCTGGTGAAGGCTCTATGTATTCCTTAGGCTTCTTCTCCTGAATTACCGGAGGCTCCGGGATGTCAATGTTGAGCGGAAAAGCTGAACCAGCCGGTAACTTGTCTGCCGAGTTAGATATCTGTCGGATTCGCTCTCTGGTCAATCCTGAAGCGTTTGAGATTGCTTCGTAGGTCCAGTTTGCCTCAACTAGTTCCTTAATCAGCCGATCTCTGCGCAAATTGTCAGTGATTAGCTCGAACTCTGCGTTGATGCTTTCAGGTAGGCGCTGGTTTTTCTTGATGTATTTCTTATCGTCGCTAGTAGTAGTCATTTTTCTCTCTTTTATCGGATGAAGCGCTTTCTACCGATATTGTCATTATCTTCGATAAGTACAACACGGTAGTCGTCAGATGTCAAGTTTTCGCTGTCGGAACCAATTCGAACGTCAGTAACGTGAACCATAGACTCCAGAAGAGTAACCATTCGCTGGATCTCGTCGGTTTCCGCTAGTTCCGGGCACCAAATCTCTACGGCGCAGTCTGTCATTTCGAAAAGACCGCTAGTGGGGATTAGATCTCTGAAGTCATCATAGTCGTGAACGCTAAAGGTTCTATTTTTCTTAGGCTGTGGCAATTTAGTCGTTTGTCTTTCTCTTGATGGTGCCTTCGATGTGTACGTCATTGAAATCATCAGGAGCTCCAAGGAACACAAATATGGCTGCAATAGACGCAATTATGAATAGCAGAAATAGTACGGACGCTATGCCGAGAGCAATTAGGAATAGTGCCTCTTGCATTAGTAGTCAGATCTGCGAGGTGACAGTGTGGCTAACGCGATAGACGCTAGTCCAAATGCAAGGCTGAGATTCGGAGCAATAAACGCCGATATCAGTGAAGCAACAATAGAGACAACGGACAAAACCGAAGTCCAAACTATTGAACGTAGGAAAAGATAGATGCGCACGTTTAGTCCTCTCTGTTAGTGCGGTAAATAGTTGAGTTCTTGTGCTCAGGGTATACGACACCGAGAAGAGGTCCAGGGATGCTCTTCTTGTGTTTGCGAATGCGTAAAACCGTACGGAGGTTGCTGATTGTGCGTACTACAGTTGGTGCTGCAATGACCGCTACAACCAACAACCATCCGAGGGTCGTAGTTAAGGTTTCATAATTCATAGGGCTAGCATAACACTAATAGCGGATATATGCAACCTTTGTATTATTTAGATCTCGAAGGTGGAACCAAGCCCTTTAGTTTGCTTGGCTTCAACTTGGCGAAGAACTTTGGCTTCTGGCCGTACTTAACCCATTCGTAAACAAAGATGCAGGCAGCGATTAGTAAGCCTAGGGATTCTGCCTGAACAATGTAGTAAGGGGTTGGGTCAATTAGGTATGTGTCCCACGGGAAAGTGTAGGTGACAACAGGGAACGCAATGGCGTTTCCAAATACAACTGCGAGCACGATGCTCTTATAAACGTTTTTCATTTCTCTCCTTATGTCGTTTGTCATTTGTCATTAGACGGTACTGCATAAATTTTTATTTGTCAAGCTAGAGAGAAGAGCCCCTCCCGAGAGAGGGGCCCTCTCGGTTTCTAGTTGTTTGTTTCTATAAGTCGAGTGTATGTAACCTCAACGTTGCCGTTTCCTTTTGCCCAGCGGCGGATGGACACTATTTCAGTCCGATCTCCTTTTCGACCTCCGGCGTGGAGCATCTCATCGGGTCCAATGTAGATACCAGTGTGAAAGGCGCTGTTCGAGCCTTTACGGGTAAACGCCACTATATCTCCAAGCTTTGGCTCAGTCACAAACTCCCCCGAGTTTTTCTGCGCTGTAGCACCGTGGTAGAGATTGACTCCGACATTGCCGTATGTCCACATAACTAGACCTGAGCAGTCCCACCCGTCCGGGGTGGATCCTGTTAGCACGTACCAGGTCTTGCCAACATACTTTTTGGTTGCAGCTATTGCTTTGTTGAGATTTTTTGTGTCTCTAGCAATTTTTTCTAGACGCGCAATCTCTGCCTCAAGTTCCGCCTGCTTGCGCTCAGCGTCTGATTCGATTTTGTCTTGTCTAGCTTTTTCTTGTGCTAGCCACTCCACTGATCCAATCTCAGCCTCTTCGGTTGAGAATATTGGACCTGTTGAGAGTGGTGATACTTTTACCGGCCCAGAAAGAACGCTCTTAACCCTTACAGGTGAAGCAGTGATCAGTTCTGGTGCAACAGTTACCTGTCGCACGGTTGGTGACTCCTTGGATCCAACACTCGCGTCTGTTAATTGTGCGAATGCTGCCGTAGAGCTTGTCATCACTAGCGCTATTACGCTAATTGAAATGAACCTTTTTTGCATTGGCGACCTACCTTTCAGAATTTGAATACCTTAGTACTCGGTCGTTTCTTGTTTTGTGGTTTTCTTTCACTATTCAGTTATGGTGTTGCACTCTAGCACGAAAGTCCCAGAGATGCTAAAAAGCACACCCTATGCTTTTAGTGCCAGGATGTGCCCTCCGTTAAAAAGGATAGCACAAAAAAGACCCTAGTAGGCCATTTTTTGTTTGTCAAATCGTAACTAGAGCTTAATTCTCTTGTACATGGCTCGGTAGGTGACTCCGGCGGCCTCAGCTAGCTCACGGATTGAGACGCTGTTTGCGTATAGATCCTTACAGATCTGGGTTAGGCGCAGGTTGGCAACTGCAGGCGCTGACGTAGACGCCATTCTTGATCTAAACGTACGAGCTAGAGGAGATAGCTGCTGAATATCTTCGAAGGAATTCTGCGGGATACCTGGAGACACTCTCTTTTTCTGGTAACCAGCTTCAGACACTGCTGATTTAGGTGACGGAATAGGGGCGTCTACGATATCGGGTTGGTTCTTCATTACCCAGCTGCGGATCGTTGTGCGTGGGCGTCTAGGTTCTAGTGCCTCACCGATGCATTGAAGTGACCAGCCTTCGGTGTAGAGGGCGGTGACTCTTCCAATAAGGGCGTCTGAAGCGATCGAGTTCAATAACTCAACCTCTTGCGGAGGAAGCTTCTGACCTCGGGCTGGTTTTCTGGACATACGGTTCATTTTAGTCTGAAGTAGGGGCGTTTATTTTTTAAAAAATTTTTTGGAAATTTTTAGTGCGTTTAAAAAGAGGGGGTGGGTCATTTTTTAGAAAGAAGGGGGGGGGGTGTACGGAGAGGAGGATTTAGTACCTTAACGCTAACTGCTTTTGGCGGGTGAGAACGCAGCGACATGTTTTCGGGCAAGGCCTATTTTGTTTCCTAAAATCAAGGGGGTCTAGACAAGAACTGTCAAGTGGGTCTTGACAACTTTTGTCTAGGGGGGCTAGAAAAATAAATTATTTTTTCTTGAATCAAAGAATAAAGTCTGACTAGGGGGGGTCTAGGTCTAGGTCTGAGTGTCTAGTCTAGTGGGCTAGTGGAGGGGGTCATAACTGCCTGGCCTCTGAAGGGGTCTCTGAGGGGCTGGCTAGTGGGTTAGGTGTCTGATACTAATCAAGTATCTCCAAGCCCTCCTAGGGGCGCTGACGGGCTGTTCTGAGGGAAATACTCACAGACATCTCTCCAAGCCCTCCTGAGGCTGTCTGAACTCTCTGAGGGGGCTAGGCATAGCGCAACCCCCTGCCTGCCTCTGAGGGGGTGGGGGGGGGTCTGTATTTGACTGACTAGCCCCTGCTAAGAAACCCTGCTATGCCCAGCCTATTCTGGCTACGGCAAAGGGCTGGAATAGCCATTACGGCACACGGCAAGAGAAAACCCCCCAGCCTAGGGCTAGGGGGTCTCTAGTGGGTGGGGGGCTAGCCCCAGTAAACGGCAACCCCTAGAGCCTTCGCCTCACGGGCGACACGCACTAACTGGCTGAACCGCACAGGCTCAAGGCCGTGGCCAAGTGCCGAATAGCAACGGCGCTCGAACTCAACGGCAGGGCACTCGCCAACGCAAGCGTCCTCGAAGGTGGTGTCGGCAAGGAAGCCCATTGCCTCAAGGACTCGCCCAGCGTTCGAGTTTGAGTAGTTTGCCTCAAGAGTGGCGACATCGGCATTTGCGTAGAAAGAAACTGACATTTGAAAAACCCCTTAGTTTGAAACTGAACCCCAGCCCTTGCTGGTTGACACCAGCCTACAAAGGGACACGGCAAAAAGCAAACCGCCACGCCAACCGCAGTGGTCGCCAGAAAAAATAACTATGCCCCGAGGCGAGACGGCAAAAGAAAAACCCCTGCCTTTCGGCAAGGGTTTCTCCGTGTGAAGTCTTTACTCGTAAGTGCCTACGCCAACGAACTCGGTGGCTAGGACTCGGCTTGCGCCATTCTCATCGTTGTAGCCAAAGCCACGAACCCAAACAATCTTGTTGATGTAGTTCTGTCCACGATAGAAATCAACAATGGTCTGGAACTTCTCGTAGCCGTAAGCCTCGAAGGTTGGCTCAATGGTCTCGCCAGTGTTGATGTCTACAACCTTGGCGACTACGGTAACGATGTCCTTGGTGGTTAGTGTTGCGGTCATTTTGTATCCCCTTTCGAGCCAGACTTTCTGGCTACATAAGTAGCCTACTACATTCACCGCAAAAGTCAAGTTGCTCGCCCACACGCCACGACACGCTAGAAAAAATAACTACACCCTCCGACCCCGACCGGCAAAGAAAAAACCCCAACCCTTTCGGGCTGGGGCTTTCGCTTGGTGGCTTACTTGTAGAGGCTGACAATCTGGAAATACTTGGTCATCTCTGGGTCAAAGCAAGCCTCGTAAGCCTCTGGGTAATCAACCGCCAACTTCTCGGTGTCTACGCCCTTGCGAACTCGTAGGTCAATGCGAGCGAACTCAATGCCGTTGTGGGTCAAGGTGTCGAACTCGCTGGTCTTGGTGTCCTTGTCCACGCCGAACACGCCCTCAATCTGGGCGGTCAATGCGACCTTCATCTTCTCTAGGCGAGCAATCTCGGCACGAACTTCTACCAACTGCTTTACCTGCTCAAGAACAACCTTGGTTGCCTTGGTGGTCTTGGTGCTCTGGGTCTTTACTGCTACTGACATTTTGTATCCCTTTCATTTGATTCAACCTTTTGGCTGATGTAATCAGCATAGCCTATGCCAAAACAAAAAGCAAATCCTTTTTCTGGCGTGTCGCCTCTGCTAGAAAAAATAACTACGGCTCCAACTTTTCACGAAAAAGAAAACCCCGCCGAAGCGGGGTCTTGGTTGTCGAGGGCTACTCGGCAGGTTGAAGCAGGAACTCCAGCAGGTCTGGAAGATTCTCACCGTGGAACATCGGGTCATAGGCGTAGACGCTCCAGCGGTCACCGCAACATCCTGGGCAACCATCTGAGAAGTCAATGCCATAGTTCTTGGCAATGGTCTCCGCCTCGGTGCGGGTCTCGGCAACGATGGTCGCCATCTGAGGCATACCCTCTAGGAAGTAGCCTCCAGCGTTGTTCTGGTCTAGAACGAACTTGGTCATTTTGTCCCCCTTCGGACTTAGGCTTTCACTCTGAAAGCCTAGTAATAACTTATCACTATTCCGTGTCATTTGTCAAGCCGTGAATCTTACGCACGGAAGCTCTAAGAAAAAATAACTACGAGCTCAGCCCGAACGGCAAAAAGAAAACCCCGCCACATTGGGCGGGGTCTCTCTGGCTTGATTACTTGAGAACAACCTGAAGGCATTTGTGAGGGCTGTTGTCGGCCCACTCGACCTTGATTCCATTGTCCTCGAACGCCTTGAGAACAATCTCTCCAGCCGAAGTCAATCCCTCTGCTGTGGCTAGGTTGCTGTGGTTGAAATACATCGTGTCGAAGTCGGCGTAGTTTCCAACAATCGAAGTGCGATTACCTTGTCCACCATAGTGCCAAACAACTGGCACATTGTTGGCCAGCCCAAGGTCAATACAACTACGGCAACATCCCATTACATTCTTGCGAGCAACGATTCCAGCCTTGCGAATAGCCTTCATCGCCTTGTCCATACGAACCTCTAGGGTCTCTGTCTGCTCCATTTGTTTCCCCTTTCATTGCGTAACCATTTTTGGTTACACCAAAAGTCTACCCCATCTACAACAAAAAGCAAATCGAATCTCCGTGTCGTGTCGCTGTCAGAAAAAATAACTATGCCCTCGCACCGCAGACAAAAAAAGAACGCCTGCCTTTCGGCAGACGCTCTCTCTTTAGGGGGGACTAAATCTATTCTTTTGCTAACGGGACTGTGTTGAGAATCTCTAACGCAGGAAGATACTCTGTCTCATAATCTTCCTCACGCCATTCGTTCGTCTCTGAATCCCAAACTCGTTCGTCTTTGCCGAACCTTGCTATGAATGTTTCATCATCTATGAACGGCACGCCTGAATCTAAATCAACGGTGACAACGAAATGGACTTCTCTACTCATTACGAACCCAACATTCCCATCTCGTGTTGTAGCCAATCGTCAAAATCATTCTGGCAATCGTCACATAGGGGGTGAACCTGTCCGACTATTGCTTCAATCTTTGCTTCACATTGGTAGCAAGTTGTCTGCTCTTTGAGAATAATCTGAGCCATTACGCACCAACCTTTTCACGCTCGAAAAAATCTTCCAACGCTTCCATTGTTCCGCACGCTGAACAAATCTCTGTCGTGTTGTCTCGGCGTGAAATAGCACCGGGGTATGCCCCCGGGGTCTTGTTGTTCGGAATGTAGCCAGCGCACTTAGGGCAACGCTTCAACTCGTTCATACTGCCCACGCTCCGAAATCTAGGTCGCTTGCTTCTCGGCGTGAATCGCTCCACGCAGACTCGCCATAGAAATACTTCCTCTTGCCAGTAGCCACATCTGTCATACGCCAGTAGTCCTCTGGAAACTCGGCAGTCCCGACTGCCAGTTCAACTAGTTCGCTTGCGTAAACTGTGTCCCACTCTTTTACTGCTGAAACGCTTGGCTTTGCCATAATCGCTTCCCCTTTCTTGATAGTCCAAACTTACCACATACCTCAGGTATAAGCAACTACGCAACTTCCGTGAAAAGTTTCCCGCACGCAGCAGAAAAAATAACTATGCTTCGCAACGCAAGGGCAAAAGAAAAACCCTCGCAAGCGGGGGACACCTGCGAGGGTTTGACTTGGGGGTTATTCAGTTGTGTGTTTGTTGTTAGGGACAACTCTATTTGGCGTGTCTGCCACGCCCCTTTGCGTGACGACCCTTGGGCTGAACTAGCCCGAAAATTGTTAGCAACTTCCTCATTACTTACCCTCTCCAGATACGAATGAAACGAACTTGTTGAACTGCGGTGAGAATGTAAACATCACCGCAACGATAATGCCAATGCTAATCCCATTGAAAAAGGTTTCGCTAATGGTCTGGTTTGGCTCTCCACCAATCAGTAGCAACATTAGGTAAAGGAATACCCAAGCACCTGCTACGAATGGAATTGCTAGAACTCCTGCTACTGCTCTGCGAATGTAAAACTTCATTTTGTTCTCCCTAACTTTCTATCAGGTTTTCCTGATACGAATAACTATACCTAACACCACATCTAAAGTCAAACATCTTTCTCGTGTCTGCGGAAGCGTTAGAAAAAATAACTATGCTTCAAGAATTTACGGAAAAGAAAACCCCGCCAGTTTTCTGACGGGGTCTACGAAACTATGAAATTACTTCTTAGTCTTACTAACTCTCTTTGACTTTGGCTTGGTAGCACTGTGAACATCTATGCCCCAGTTTATGAGAATCGAGGCTGTGCTTTGTTTCAATTCCATTACCTGCGCTAGATAAACTTCTTGCTTGTTTCTATCTTTTAGGTCGGTAATCAAACTATCCAGCGACTTCTGCCACTCAACTACTCGCCTCTTGGTCAGTCTGTTAGTTCCAACTATCGTGCGATTACCCTTAGCCCACGCTCTTGAGTATTGAATGTCGTGTGGCGCACCCAACTCTCCAGACGCAATAGCGTAAGTTCTAGAATCTGGTCGGCGCTTCAATAGAGTAGCAATCTCGGCTGACATTACTTCATCTCTAATCGGCAAACGAACCTCTTCGGCGTTTAGGTAGTAAGTCGTCCTGCTTGGTGCTTCTAGTTTGCGTTTGAGTTCTGCCCTCAATGCCTTGGTGTGAATTTGAACATACTCGGCTTCCCAGTCGGAAACTTCTTTTTTGGCTTTTGCTATTGCGTCTGCGAACGACTGCTCTTGCGCTTCAATCAATGACTCACTGTCGGCGACTATCGCCTTTATGCCCTCTAAGTATCCAATCACCACATACTTATTGACTGTGCCTAGCAACTTCTCACTTGGTGTAGTTCTGTAAGCCATCATTTTATTGTTTACTAGCATTTATGCCTCCCTTTGTTATAAGCAAGTTTACCAATTACGACTGACATTACCGTGAACTTTTTACGGGTGTCGTATCCTGGCAGAAAAAATAACTATGCTTCGAAAAATAACGGCAAAGGAAAACCCCCACTAGGGAAATGTCAGTAAACCTAGTGGGGGTCAGGGGGGGTGTTAGGGGGAACTAACTCTTTCTATTTCTAAACTCTTGCCATTCGTCATAAATCTCACTTCGCATAGTTCTACGGCGACTCTTTGGATAGCGACTCTGCTCTGCCAAGAAAAGTATGTGTTCCGCTTCTACGGCACTAATGCTACCTAGGAAAAACACTCCAATCAGAATCAGTAGTTCTACTGTCGTGTCTACTCCAGCAACCATAAACATAACCACACAAAACGCTGAACCAAGTGTCACGCCACGAAACATAGTTGCTATGTGTTCGGCGTGATTCATTCGATTCAAATAGACGGCACGCTGATACTGCCCTCTGCGTTTGCGTTCGTGATAACTAAGTGCCATTAGATACCAAATACCTCTCGCAACTTTTCATCTAGGCGAGCAAGATTACGCTCTGCTCTTGCTGACGAACCAACCAGATACATACCAGACAAAATCTTTATCTCGGCATTGGCATAGCACTCTGACGAGATAGAGGCTTTGGTGCTGTCGCCATAAACGCTCTCGCCACCAGCCAACTTCATAGCACGCTCAAAGGCGAACTCTGCGTATAACTCTTTTGCTACTTTGTTGAGAATCTTTGACATTTTTGTATTCCCCTTTCATCAACTACATTACCAGCCCCCTCTGACATTTTCAACTTTTCATCAACGGCGTGTCGAAGCTCCAGAAAAAATAACTATCCACCCCCGAGCGCGGGCATAAGAAAACCCCCCACTTTCGTGAGGGGCTAACTTTTTACGAACTATCCTGTGAAGGCTTTTCGTGTCTCTTCGACAAGTTCCAACATCTCTGCCACATCTGCGTCACTCAAGCCAATGGTGTAACCCTCTGGATCTGTGCCACCTGTGAGAACTACTGTTCCAAAGATTGGGCGATTGCCACCAATCTCTGAGTAGAGTGCTGAACCAATAATGTTTGCTTCCAACTCTGGGCGGAAGATGAACTCCTCGTTCACCCACATAATCACATCTGAAGCAACGACTACTGCTTCGATGTAACCATCAACGGCCTTCTGAAGTTTGCTCAATTCATCCTGAGCAATGTCAATGACACTTGCTTCCAATGCTGGTGTGATTACTACTGCTGACTTTGACATTTCTGTCCCCTTTTCTGTCAGAATCTCTGACTAAGAAAATCCTAACACCTTCCACCGCATTACGCAAATCCTTCATAAAAAGTTTCCACCGGCAGCAGAAAAAATAACTACAACTTTTACGGCAAGCAAAAAAAATACCCCGCCATTTCTGACGGGGCATTTCTTATTTGGTTACTGGTGACAACCGCACTCGCAGGTCACTGTTCCGCGTTTGGCTTCACGCAACTCTTTACGCTCGTTAGCAAGTTCTTTCAACTTAGTGTTGAACTTCTTGACTTCCCTAGCCCACTTCGATAACTCGTCTAGGTTTATGCCTAGGTTATCCTCGACCCCAAGGTCATTCACAAAGTTCATAGCCAACTCTCGGCGTTGCTCTACAACTTCGTTTATCTCTTCTTGAACAATGGCAAGTCTTGCCTTTATCTCGTTGGTGTCCATACCAACTCCTTTCGTAGTATTACTACTTTACCGCACCTACATAAAAAAGTCAAGTTGTTCTCTCGTGTTCGTGTTGCTCTCAGAAAAAATAACTACACTTCAAAACTTCACGGCAAAAGAAAAGCGGCAGTAGATTGGGGGGAATCTACTGCCGCGACTAGGTAAAGGGGGGTAACCTAGTATCTTCAACTGTTAGTGAGCAACTTTGCTGCTATCCAGTTGAAATCTATACTACTCTACAAATTCTTCTTCCGCATCCACGCACCACGCGTCAAGGTGGTGATTAATAATAATCTCACGCGCTGGCGCTGTCTTCTTACCGCGATAAGTTACTCCCTCTGGTAAGTCAATCTCTTTATCCAACTCATCTGCCCAATAGCAATCAATTGCTTCGACGCAAGGTGTAATCATTGATGACGGCACTGGCGGGAAGTGGTTGCCCCTTAGGTGCCAATCCAGTTGCTGTTCCAGCGTCAATTCTGTTTCCGCAATTCCCATTGCTGTTACGTGTCCCATTAGTTTTCCTCTCCATAGTATTCTTCGACCAATTGCTCTTGAATGTCGGGCGCAGTAATAAATTCGTCGAATGTCCATTCGTGTGAACCGAATGTAACTCGCTGATTAGGGAAGTCAATCACCGCGTGAAAATAACTTTCCTCGAATAGGTTATCGCTGTCATTGCCTACGGCAATCCCGAATCCAGTTACGCTGTCCCATTCGTTGCCAATAATCTGGCTGATAAAAATACGCACGCCATAACTCGTGTCGCTCCAGCGTGACATTGCGCTAATAAGCGCTCGCTGTGTATCGGCAAACTTATCTTCTCCGCCATTGTGGCTGTAAAGGTGAACGGCGTTTCCGCTGTTGTCCTCTTTGATAATCCATTCTGTTCTCGAACCCATTTCGAAACCCCTTTCTAGGTATGTCCCAATTCTATCAATCTTTCGTGAAAAGTCAATCTCACTGGCAGCGGCGATTCGCTGAAAGTGTGAGAAAAAATAACTACACTCGGCGAGCGCAAAAGGGTAAAAGAAAACCCCGCCTAAGCGGGGCTAACTTTTTATGGTGTTTAGTAAGTTGGGGTGTATTGAATGTTGAGCATACGAACCAATCGCTTTTTGTTTGGCGATGGTGAGTAATACGCTAGAAACTTCTCGACCGCATTTGTTGGTAGCGACCTTAGGATTCTGCCCAGTAGCGTGCTAGTTGTCTGACTAATCTTCCAATCTGCCAGAGAAACAATCTCGTGAGTGTGAATGTTGTATTCGAGAATCGTAGTTCTCCAGTGGACAATCGTGTAGATTCCAGTGTCGCTCATCTCAGCTACAATCGTGCCATTGTAGTTTACGAATGGCTGAAACTTCTTGATGTAGCCATTGATTTCATAGTTAGCAATTCTTGCCATTTTAGTTCCCCTTTCGAACTTGCTATAAGTTTACCAATACCCTACGACATTTTTCGTGTTCGTGAAAAGTTTCGTGAAAAGTCTGTCACCTCCAGAAAAAATAACTATGACTTTGATTTATGGCAAAAAAGAAACCCCCGCATTTCTGCGGGGGCTTCTCGTGATTCGGCTTAGTCCAACTTAGCCAGTTCGCTGGTGAGGCAAGCGAGCAAGGCTTCTGCTTCTGCCTTGGTGAACCTGTGGCTGATGATGTCCACGTAAGTCGTGATTGGTTCGACTCTGGTGTTGAACGATACGTAAGTGTGCCCAGTAATCGAAACCCATACGCTGTTGTCGTCTGCGTCTGCGCTGGTGTGGATGTCAATCGAGTTTGACACGTAAGCGTCGCTCTCGTGTTCGTTCTTTACGGAAATCTTGGCAGAGCTTTGCTCTCCAAGTTCGGTGGCTAGGTCTAGAACGACCTGCTCCTTTACAGCTGTGGTAGTCATAATGACTTTCCCCTCGTTTTGTATAAGCCTTGTTGCTTATGTAATAAGCGTATACCCTATGGCTGACATTTGTCAAATCTTTCTCGTGGGGCGTGTCGTGCCAGAAAAAATAACTACACTCGAAAAAATGACGGCATAAAAAAATCCCCCAATCTGGCTCGCTGTCCAAGATTATTGGGGGAAAACTTTTTATGGATTACAAATAGCAATCTCCGCATTTAGGGATTCTGCCACCCAGGCTCTCAATCCAATCTTGAGTTCGCTGGTCTACTATGTAATCATCTCCGCACTTGTAGCAAGTGTGCGTGTAGCGTGGCTCGTCTGGTGATAGTCGTCTACCACTTCTCATAGCGAGGTTTGTAAGTTCCTCGTCTGTGAGTTCTGGATTCTCGGCGTGTAGTCGCATTAGTCCCTCTCATCTCTCCATTGGTCGTAAGCGGCATCTTCGTCATAGCCGCCCTCGTCTGCTATCTCTTTGCTCAAGATAGCACCGCAATCTGGGCACTCCGCACTTGCGTTGTGTCCCCAATCATCTGTCTGCCCATCTAGCACAAACTCATCTTCGCAGTTGTCGCAGTAGAAGATACCTGAATAATCTTCGGCGTAGATACCTGACCCACGCATTGAACCCTCTGGATAGTTGCTTGACATTTCTTCCTCTCTGTCTTTCGACAATCTGATTATTACATAGTGGTCGGACATTTAGCAACTTTTTATCAGCGTGTCAAAGTTCTAGGAATCTGTCAGAAAAAATAACTATGGGGAAAATCCAGACAAAGAAAAACCCCTAGCAGTTTGCTAGGGGTCAAATCTTTTTTTTGCTATCGCAGGTCTGCGTATTGCTTCTGCCAATCCAAGTTTCTGACTGACTCTGCTTCCAAAATGCTTTCAGCATTGTCGGGAACTTGAGCCATACGCAGTCCAGCCTGAATCACAAGTTCATACGAACCTACACCCAGTCCGTCTGCGATTGACTGAATAATCCCACTCGAAGGACACTTATGTCCTCGCTCTACCTCTGACAGGTAACCCAGAGCAAGGTATCCGTTAGAACTTAGTGTGCGTAGGCTTAGACCTTTAGCAAGCCGTTGCTCTCGCACAACCTCGCCGAAAGCGGTCTGAAAATCTGTTCTCACTTCTACTCCTCGCCGTCCGTGTGGTCGTGGTCGCAGTTGGCGTGAGGGTCTGACCAGTTCTTGCCCTCTTCTTGCCAGCCGTTCTGCTCGATAATCCGTTCAACAACCTCGCCACATTCCATAGCGGTTAGTTTCAGATTGGTAATCAACTCGTCCACGCCGTCCATAAGGTCGGTGTTGTCCGTGCCTTCGTATTCAAGCCGTGCCTTGAACTGCTCGGCAAGTTGCTCGGTTGCTTTCAACGCCCGATACATAGTTGGGTCTGCGTATCCGTCTTTCACATACGACTCAATAAGCACGCCGACTACCGTGAGGGTAAGTCCCGTGATGTCCTCTAGTTCCAATGGCTGATTCATTCAGCACCCCTTTCCTTTGGTATCAGATTACCACTTACTTCCGACAATTTCCACTTATTTCCAAGTCGTGTCAAACCTGCCAGAAAAAATAACTATTCGTGTTGGCGAGAAAAAGGGGCAGGGCTTTCGCCCCACCCCTCTCTCGTGCTACTTCGCCTGTCGTGTCACAGAGCGAATAGGGTATTGCTTCTTGGTGACGAGGCACGCCTCGTAGACCTCTGGGAACTTGGTCTTTAGAAGTTCCATGTCTACAGACTCTTTCGACTGCTCTGCGATAACGGCAACCTCAACGGCATTGTGAACAAGGGTCTGGGCTTTCTCGCCCACTACAGCAAAGATGTCTTTGCGTAGTTCGTCTACACGCTTGGTCGCCGAGTTCGCAATCGCACGAACATCTTTCAGTTCGTCCAACATAGCCACGAACTTCTTTGTGACCTTGACGACCTCTGCTACTGGTGTTGCCTGTGTTGCTTGGGTAATGACCTTAGTCATGACTCCCCCTTTTGGGCTACTTCTTTTTCACCCTGATTGGATACTCCAATCCTACTCCTTTTCATTCAAAAAGCAAATCAAAGTTTCCTGCGTGTCGCACCAGAAAAAATAACTATTGGGCTGGCAATCCGGGCGGGGGAGTGCCAACTTTTTACGAGCTAAAGAAAGTCAGAGCGGCAACTTTTATGATCACTAGAACTCCCAGAGCGATACCTCGGGAAAGGCGAAACCCCTACCAAGACTTGGGGGAAGCAACTTGATAGGGGTTTCTATTGACTATCCGTTGGGAACTAGTGTCAGGTGAAAGGGGGGAACTCCCGAGTTTCGCTCAACCTCTAGATAGGCAATCCGTTGTGCTTAGGTGAGTGAACCCACCTTTGCTAAGGCTTCGCTTGCCGACTTGCCAACTAGCAGGGCAATCTCGGCGGTGTCTAGGTTGTCCAAGTGAACTCCCCACGCCGATTCTCGGATAATGCTTCTAGCACCAATCGAGTAGCAATCTTTCGGTGTAATCCAGAGAACCGCCACGCCGT